TGCCGTCCAACCATCCCCAGTCCAGTATGAAAGGGAGATCACAGATGCAGCTTTATTGATGAGATCCCCCAACATGGTGAACTTTATGGCTGACATCTGTTCTTCAAACATAACATAGATAGAATCGGTAGCAGCTACCAATCCATCTATCTGAGCACCTATGGGTGCATTGAGATCGCTACTTTGGTTTACTTGTAGGGTATAATCTTCGTAATGGTCTGCTGAGAAGACTTGAAACTGGATTGGCTGCCGATAAACACCGTCCCAAACATTTTGGATATAGTTAAAAGCTGGATCGCAAGTAACGTGATAAACAGTTCCATTATTGGCTCCTGAAAATGTGATCTTATAGGCAAAAAGGTATAACTCTTGGTAGTGTTTAAGACCAGTCGTTCCTTCTGTGTGGTCAAAAACTACAGTTCCAGTTTGAGATAAGGTCTTGCCTGCAACTGCTATGGTATTATCTGTGAAGTTAGCAACAGCATCCCAAGCAGACCCGTTCCATTTAGTAATGGTCATGACAGAAGCTACTGTGTTTGCAGTACCCACATAAAATTTAAACCCCTGTACTGGCCGAGTAGTCATGATGATCAACTCATCAAACGTACCATCCACTATAGAGGCTTCATCTGTGGTAAGAGTAGATATTAATTCATCTGAAACTTCTTTAACAGAGGTGTCGGCATCCCCTTTCTGAAGGAAAGCAGCAGCAATGCGATGCTCAGCACCAGAGTAGATGAGACTTTCATTACCGTTACAGTACGCTACAGAACTCTGAGGTGCAGTTGAGAATCTGCCCTGCAATCCAGAAGATATATCTGCACGGTACGCATTACCTGAGGTGTCGAATCTCGATGTAGAATCAAAATCCCCATCGGACCCAGGAGTAGTGGTGTTGATATACACCCTCCCCTGACCACCAGGAGTAGGGGCAGCGTGAGCAAGAAGGTAGCTTCGTACTGTTCTGTTGGTTCTCAGTTGAGCAAGGTTATCAATATCAATGTACGTATCAAGTGCAGTAGTATTGATCTTGGAGAACCCATTAACACCCTCTATACTCTTATCTGTATATCTAAGATTGGTCAGTGTGGCAAAGTTACGAGCACCAATGAGAGCAGGATCCATATCGGGCATCCAGGCTCCGTCAAATGGAAACTGAGCATCTTGCCACTCCACGTTAGGAGTCTTCGTTACTCCCTTGGGGACTGGAACATCCTTTTGATCAAACTGATTTTCAGCCTGCGGCACGTTCGCCTCCCCTACCCCTAACCTTGAATTTGTCGAGGGCGTCCACTTCTCTTGAATATTTATCGCTTCTCTCGAAACCAACGTACTGGTTATAGAGATTCATCCAACCATCGCCCTCTGCTGTTAACCTATCCTTGTACTTAGCCATAGCTCGTGCATACATGAGAGGGATACTCTGGTACTCATCCCTTATAACAGTTATATCGTTGGTCGTTATAGAGCATAGAAGAGACAAGGTACCACCAGCAGCTACCACAGCAGCAGAAGTAAGGGGCCATACGTATAGATTCTTATCGTGCCACGAATAATACTTTGGATCCCCCGCTGTATTGGTAGCTTCGTTACCAATCACGTTGGGCTTAGATTTAATGATTCCTTTGTAGGTTGTACCATTATAGTACAGAACGGTGTATAGTTCTACTATGTTGGCTATGGCAGCTACATCAGAAGAGTTATAGTACAACTTAGATGCTTGCAGAGTAACAGAAATCGTATCCTCAACCAAAAGAGACTTGGTGGAGAAATCAAGACAACCTTCCTGAATCCAGGATGTAATCTCCGTGTCACTCCAGAACACAGATACGTCTTCATTCAACACGTTGCGAACTTGGGTAATAGCTTGAGCGAGTGAGAGACTCATAGTTGTCTTCCTTTAAAAATCAAGTTTGAATCGCTTCGGAATATAATCCTGTCTAATCTGATCTGCAAAAGCTTTGGCACGAAACATGGCGTGATAGGTTTGTTCTGCTGGACCCATAGCACCCTCTTTCTTAGCCTTAGCGTGCATAACCAACAATTCTCTGAAGATCTGGTTGAACTTATCGGCGTAGGGCATGTTGCTTGTAGTTGCCAGCGTAGCTGTAGTTTTATTGTAGAACACTCTTACTTGGTACGTTTGGTCTGCGTGACTGTCGAATCTAAGGTAAATGCCATCATGAGACCAGAAATCAGGTTCCTTGAGGGTAAACTCTTTAACAGCATCGCCAGATCCCAGTGTTCCAGTTACCGTACAAGTAAACTCAGTACCCACGGTATTGGCGGCAGCACCGCATCCTGTAAAATCAAGGGTAGTTCTTGCAAGAATCTCGTACCTATTTCCCACCACGAGAGCGTAGTCCTCGTCCTGGATGGAGAACTGCCACTGTTTTTTGTAATCCATGACATCAAGAGAAACCTTTTCCTTCTCATCTGTCCCAATCCATAGCGAACGAATAGTATCATAGCTACCGGAGTTCAAAGAAGAGGAGAGGTCTATCTTATCTGTTTTGGTAGTCAACGTCAGGGTAGCAGTACCATGAACATAGCTGGAGTTCATGGAAAAGAGGGTGTTGTCGAGTACATCTTTCATACGATTGATGTACTCTAACAACTCCTCATCATCAAATTCCAGCCCAGTCTGGTAATCGCGCAGATCATATCTTGCGCTTGTTATGAATTGGGCTACTGTTGCCATAGCTTATCCTTATGCCGCCATTGCGGTAGCGCCGAGTTTACCTTCACGCCGTAGAATTTTATGGTAGCGGAGCATAGCACCGCCACTGTACCGCTCCAACGCATTGGCTCTCGTTTTAAATGTGGTAGCCGACCCCAACTTAGAACCATAGTACTTGGCTTTCCAATTGACGTAGGCAGTACCAGTAGGTTCTGTAGCAGGAACAAGACGACCAGTTGCAAACGGTTCTGAACCACCAGTGTCACGAGTAGCCATCTGTTTTAAAAACGCCATTTGTTTTTATCCCTTCTTAAAAAATTTAAAGACTGATTTAGGTTTTCTATTTTTAACCAACTTATTAAACTTCGTCACATTCTTTGGTAACTGTCCCCTCTTATACAACTCTCGCATCAACTTGCATTTCAAATTCCAGAATGGAGAGTACTCTGTGGGGAACACTTGGCATACTGTAGGACGGTCTTCATAACAATCACACCATCCTTTCTCAGTTCGTTTCCTATGGGGGCATGGATCTGGAATAATAACTGATTCCGTGGTGCCATACTTTAAAACTTTACGACCACGAAACTCATGAAACTCTCGTGGTGCATCTCCTGCTCCTACCCAGATAAAAAAGTTATCACAACAGAATCCTTCACACTTCTCACATATCAACCGCTTTTCTTCTGGAGACAGAGGATCCCATTTACGTCGTCCCATTGAGATCCCCCTTCTGTTCCTCAGGAATATCAGAGAGAACTTTGAAGTGCATATTGAGAGCTGCCGTGTTGTGCCCACCCAACGCACGAACAAGATGACCATACCCAGGAACCTTGTACTGCTTTGCGAATTCCTGTACAGTATTGATGAACGCCTCTGAGGTTTCAGGAGGAAGTCCCACAGATGCTTGCGCCTGAGCTATAGCAATATCATGTTTGATGTCCCCAAGATTACCTTCATGGTACTTCACGTAGTCAGGAAAAAGTTTCAACCCACCATTGTAATCCACGTAGGACATATCTCCAACAAAGTGTGCCCAGAGCAACCATTTCAAATGCACGTTACGCTTCAGCATCAAACTTTGTTCACCATGACCACGTTTAACATCAACGAAAGCTTCTATGATTTCCAGAGTCTTCTCTTGTTCAGGAGTTACAGTCCAATACAGAGATGGACCCTTCACCATTTCGTACTCAGTACAACCACGTTTAAGGATGACAGAATTTCCAACTTCAGGTGAAATGAATTCAGAGACAGCATCCTTAACTTCTTTCCAACGAGCACGGCCAGCATCCAACGAACTATTATAGAAGTACCCGCCATAGAACTTAGGAGTGTAGTCTCTCATTTCGATACCACATTTGGAATCAAACATGAGTTTTCCCTGCAACTCTTCGAGAAGCATCAACTCATGAAATGTACGAGGAGTAACCACTACCTTCCAACACTCAAGACAGCGAGGATGAATAATCTTCCAGTTATTAAAGATGATGTTGTGATCGAAGGCACAATGTTTTTCCCAAGAAGAACAGGTATGGCACCAAGGAGTATTGGCCTGCAATGCCATCCAACCCTTCTGCCGCAACCTACCGTCTTCGTTATCCCATACAAAACCCTGAGCATTCAATCTTGAAAAGAATGTGAACCAATCTTCCTGTGCCCATCTAAGAGCCTTACCAGCATACTGCATGGTCTGATAAATCATTTCTGGACTTTGAAGAAACCCCATGTTTTCCCCCTCTTCCGTTACTTTATCGCCCGTTTATAGGTGGACGACCCTGTGATAAAATCGTAGGTGGAGGTTTTAAACTTCCACTCATACGCATTCATTATCTCTCTCCCCATTTGACCCTTGTACTCCAATGAGAACCCACCAATGAGAACAGTTGTAACCCATTCACTTTCTTTCTCAGATCTGTAGTCCCCACTGATACAATCTATCTTATCCACATCAATATAACTGTGGCGATCAAGCATCGCAATCATATTCTCTCCCTTGAAAAGAGGGGCCGAAGCCCCTCTTTCAACAATCATTGATCACTCAGGCACGTACTGACAATCAGCCTGAACTTCCCAAGTGCCGGTCATGTAGCCATACAGACCTTTCGCCTGAGAAGCACCCTTGGACGAAGCCATTGCACCCAATGCGGTGTTGTTGGGGCCAAGAGTCATAGTAACGTAACCACCATACGGGAAATACAAACCCGTAACAGCGGTGTATTTCGCCGACGCAGCATTAGCCGCTGCATTAACCATTCCAAGAGCCGGAGCGGTCATGGATGCATCAACCGCCTCAACAAGACCCGTATCGAACCCACCACCATGCGAATCAAATTTGGCAATGGGAACTCCACCAAGAGCACAACCAGCAGTGACAGTCTGCCCGTTGAGAGTCGTTCCAACAAAACGAACAGTAGACGCAGCAACATGAGAAGGAGTCTTATACGCCAAAGCGGTGAAGCCGAGAACACCAGCAGCACCAGCAGAGTTCAAAGACGCTTTCGTAGCAGCTCCAAGGGTGGCGTGACCGGGAATAGTTTCAGACGCCACAGCAAATACCTCAACAGGAGCCTTCACCAAAGTTCTCTCAGGAACTTTCAGAACCTTGATAATGTTGGCACTCTTCGCAGAAGCCGTGATAGACGCCGAGAAAGGGCCGAACGTCTGTTTGTTGGCAGCGGAGAGGTTGTTACAATTCCAACGATTGCGAAGAACAAACCCACCCTCACGGGGAGTAGCGGTAGGAACCGCATCCGGGTTGGTGGCAGTAGAGGTGAGGTCGATAGTCTCACCAGAAGAAGTCGTGAATTTAAAATTAAGACCAGCAGCCATAGTATCTCCTTGGGGTTACGATCCCCTTTAAATGCTTCGGAGGAGCAACGGCACCTTACGATGAATGCCTACACGCTCCTCCGAGCGAGATTATAAGTTACGCCTGATGCGTAGCAGAGTAAGACGAAATGACGATCTTGCCGAAGTCCTTGGAGTTAAAGCGAGTGGCCTTCATCCCAAAGATACAACCGACGGCGATACCCTTCTCATTGCCGTAATCATCGGTCTCCTCATACCAGGACATGAGATTGTCCTTACCAACACGACCCTGCTCAAGAGAATCGTAGGCGTTGCCCTGAGCGAACACACCAGCCTGAGCGCCGAGGAACAGATTACGACGAACAGTGTTGGCAGTAGCCGCATAGGAAGAGCTAACGATACGGGTGCTCTCAAACATGATCATGCCATTGTACACACCAAGAGCGCCAGTGAACAAAGGATTGTCAAGACCTCTCTTGTTAGCATACAGTTGAATGGTGGGCCAATCAACGTAGGCACTGTTGGCGATGTCAAGACGCAGATCCGTCACAGAGTACGGATGCATGACGACAACATAGTATTCCTGACCATCAATCATCGCGGGGCGAATCATGGGGGACAGGGTTTTAGCAGTCTCTTTCGCGTAGTCCAAATCAGCCAAAGAAATCTGATCGTTGGAACCCAGCGAAGCTTCCTGCGTGGCAAGAACAGTACCCTGCGCCACATCACCAGACATAATGTAGTGAGTGGAATCGGGAGCCGTGCCGGTATTGGCATGGCTAATCGTGGTATCACCACAAAGATAACGGAACATATACTCGTCGAGCTTACCAGCGAACCAATCAGCAAGGTTCGTCTTGGCATCCATACGCATGTCGTGCAGAGTCCTCTGTTGACTCATACGCCGGAAAGCGTGAGCATTCCGAAGCTGGTCAATGGCGACAGAATCCTGGTAGTACACCAGAGCCTCTTCAAAGTCGCGCATACGATTATCGCCTGTGACACCTGCACCACTCCAAATATGTTATCGTAAAATTATTTAAATTTTACTTCTTTAAGTTTCCTTAAAGTTCCGACTATATCTTACCTTTCGGCCCGGATACTCGTGTTCCCATTATTGATTGATTTATCTCAGGGATTAGTCTGTGAACCTGCCTCTTACTTTTATAATCTTTCAGAGGATCGGCTGCTGATTGCCCTCGACTATACGTTAGGGTGTCCCAGCAATTCTTCCGGTTGTTTTCCAAACTTCCTGATCTTTTACTTCCATAAATCTCCTATCAGTTAGTGGGCAGACGAGAGTTAGCACATCTGCATGAGCAGGTCGTACTTAATGGTATCACCAGCGGTCTTTTCAAGATCCGTGAGACGCTGAATAATAGCATCCTTCCCCGTCCCAAGAAACTTGTAGATCAGGGTGGATTTCAGCATATCCCGCATAGTTAGTGCGCTCCAGATTTTCACTGTTTGCGCGTCGTTGGTCCCGAAACTAGTAACGGCCATAATAAAATTCCTCCAGGAATGTTAGGTTAGAAATTAACCCCTCCTTCTCTTTCTTCCTGGGCGAGAGCTGCTTCCAACGCTCTTATCTGTGCGTCGTTCAGATTGAAAATATCGTCGGGTGAAAGAGACCCAACCTTTTCGGAAACATTCATGTGCCCAGCTTTGGCGTTAGGAGTCTGTCCAAGACCAGAGGGTTTCGATAACAGTTTCTTGAACTTGGCCCCTACAGGTGGAGTTTCACGAGAGTCGGCAGTTACTTTAGACACGCTCTTCAACATCCTACGGAAGTTGCGCTGTGAATCTTCTGCCTGTACAATCTCGTCCAACGGTAGTCCGGGGAATTTTAAGGAGAACTCTTTCTCGGCCTGCTCATCAAACACATAGTCAAGAGCCTGCCCAGGAGTCATTTTACCACGAACTCCATTTTCCCGTTGAAATTCTATCACCTTGTCTTCTACAAATTTTCGAGCCGCTGTATACTTTTGATACGCCGGAGTATACGACTCGTCCTCACCAACGATAGCCTGGATTACCTTTGCCGCTTCGGTCTCGGTATTCCTTGACTGGTTGGTTTGCTGGAGATAGCCCTCCAGAGTTTCAATCTTTCTTTGATAGGGTTCAAGGATCTTGGCTATGTGATCCTCGGGGAGATAAAGATCCCCCTCTTCAGTTTCAGCGATAGGAATTCCTTGGAATTTCTTACCGCCCTCAGGAAGCGCAGAAGCAGCTTGTGCTTTGGTTTCCAGAATTGCCCTGACCGTGCCACTCAACTTATCCAACTGACTCTGGATTTCTTGACGCTTTGCGCGTTCAGCACGCATCTCTTGGTAGAATCCTTTTTCTCGCTTGGATAGCGCGGTCTCTACGACCTCTTCTACTTTCTCGGCTGGCTCTGTTTCACCAGTACCTTCTCCCTGCTCTTCCATCAAATCATCAATAAACTCTGTGTCGCCCATAATAACTCCTCCTGATTTAACGGGAGGGGGCCGAAGCCCCTCTCCCGAGGTTTGAGTGGTAGTGGGGGGAGAGCACTACCTCTCAAAGTGTATAATGTAGTGGTTTGCTAACTTTTGATTTTCTACAACTACTTTCTTAGTTCCTTCTCCCCAATGAACCTTGTCGTAGTTGATCACATATTCTTCCGAGGGATTCATATTCTTTCCCCAGATTTTCCACAACTTGCGGTACTTATCATTGTTCGGCTTGAGCGCCCCCATTAACTTCTCCTTCCGATTGTGTAGCAGCCAATTGTTCAGAACTGTATTCTTTAGCCAGCTTCAAAATGTCTGTCATGAGACCAGCTCTCATCTGTCGATCTTGCTGGTTCAATGTTGCAGCAGTCTGCGCCACCTTAATGTCGTCTTTACGCTGCTGTTGCTTTACCTTCGTAATTTGCGCCAGGAAGTTCAGGACAGTAGCTTTATCCTGAGCCGACAATTTACCAGCTTCAATCTGCATCTGTGCCTGGAACTGTTCCTGAGCAGCCTGAGCCTGGGATTCCTGCTGACTCTGGATATACTGCATCCATCGTTGCTTATCCTGGTCAGGTATGGACATCTTCTCGATGATCTGAGACGGTTCGACAGGGAACCCGCCCTTCTGCATTTCAAGAAGAGCTGTAAGCTCCAACATCCGTTTCGTCATATTGCCAGCACTCTCTTCAGCTATAACATTATACTGGATGTTCTTGATCTCTCGAATGTTAGCCTGTCTCTCAGTCATCTTGTCGGTAATAATACCAGTGTTGGGATCTATTGCATAACGATCAGTCTCTCCAAGAATACGGAGAATCTGGGAATCAGGCATATATTCCATAATGACAGCGAGTTGTCTCATGAACAGATCGCGCTTCATATTGTTGAACGATTTAAAGAGGGGCTTAAGCAACACCAAGCCCTGCTGTTGTCGGAGTCGGATAACCACTCCCGGTTCTTGCCGCCCTCTGTCTTGCCCCAAAAGATCTGGGTTGATACCTGTAATCTTTTTAATGATTTCCTGAGAAAACTGCTCCATCTGCATGGGAGCATCTGGAAATCGAGGCACCGTTCGCTCTTTAATTTTGTTATTCATAGCACCTGGATTTACCCAAGTGATGCTACCAGCTTCTTTCAACGATGCTTCAGCCTGTTTCACATCTACAAAGGCATCTGTTTCTGCGTAGACCCCCGGCTGAGCCTGTTGGTTCAAGAGATGCAACGCTTGCGACCATCTCTTGTTGACCTCTCGTTGAGGATCTTTAATCAGTCTGACAATCCCATAATGATTCGCTGTACGCTTCGAAGCATCTGCGTAAACAAATGTAGGACAGATCGAGAACCCAGGATACGGAAGTGGAGAATCACCTTCAAAGAGGATGTCATCCCCAGTGAACTGCATCCACTTAACCTTCTTATCCATCATGGTCTCAACCATGAACTGCTGACCAGGAAAATCTTCCATGAAAGCAGCTTCAGCTTCTTTCAGGGGAATTCCAGTAATCTCTATCCACTGTTTGTCCTTGGGATAAAATACGTAGTTACGTTTAAACACATCCCAGTATTCCATCTGAACAACACGAATCATATTCTTACTGCGATCATAGAATTCAGAATCAAGGGGAGTGTTATAGTCTGTCGTGTCTGATGCATAGTCAACACCACGAGTATCACGATTCATGGCATCAGCATCAAATGGAGTAGCCGCACTCCAAGGATCCTTCGATCCTGCCGATCCAGCTATAAAATCCTCTATCTGTTTCTTCTTGATCTTGGGATACTTTACTCGAAAATCTGCTACAGAAAGCCAACGATCCCAAAAAATGTAGGATGCATCGGACAAGTCTCGTTTTCTTGCAGAGGGATCGAAGTGAACTTCATGAACAGGTACGTTGATTTCCTGCATGATAATGTCCCCGAACCTTTTAGGATCTGGGGCAAAATCAATGGCTACATAACCACGACCAGCCGTAGCTGCCGACTCAAGAGCATCGTCTTCTTCATCACCAAATCTATTGTTCTGCTGCAACCAATATGCAAGATCGTTGAGGACATCACAAAGAAATCCATCTGTCCGATCAACTGGTCCGCATTTGTATTCAATCCTATTATCTTCGTTCATACCCATAATAAGATCAATACTTGATTTAGTTAGATTGAAGGTAAGACATGGACGCATCTCATCTTGCAACAATCTACGTTCATTGGAGGTCCACTGGAATCCATCCCTGAATGCGAAATCTTCTCTCGCCTCTTTCTGCCACGTTCTATCAGCAGATACAGCCTCGGTAAATAATTCCTTGGCTTTGTCCAGTTTTTTAGATTTTATCAATCCCTCAAACATTTAGATCTCCTGACCCTGATAGAACGGTGCGTTCTCTTTCTCTTCCTCTGTAAGCAAATTCTCTTTCATAAAACGATCACGCCATCCGCAGAAAGAACAAACTTTAAAATATCGCAATCCCTTCTTACCACCAGACTTCATAACGATGAGTTGGTCGGGCTGATGTGTGCAAGAAGATTTTGCTATCATCTCATTGATGAATTCTTTCTGTTTGTCCTGCGCTGTAGCTTTAATTTCCTCCACCTTCTGGATAATCTCTTCAGATTTAGTAACCTGTTCTTCAACTACAGGTTCAGGAGCGGGTGCAGGAGCAGGAGTGGGCATGTCTTCCATAGAAATATATTCGATTGTCGTGCTGTTTAAAGAAACCAAATCTCCACTTTTGAGACGAACAAACTTGGTTCCACCAAAAATCATACGAGCATTAACAGCTTTAAATTCCTCTGGGTCTACCACAAGTTTATCCCCAGAAATAAAATGAATCGTAGGCATAACAAACTCCTCCCATTATCTTTATGCAGTCATAAAGTTACGCCGTCTACGGCGATCATAATAAAGTCCAATTAGTTTACTATCGTTGACGGATCCTATTCTATCACAAGCCAACAATAAATAGTTAGTAGAGTGTCGATAGTGATCCGGGCCTAATTTTTTGTAGCGATACACACGATTGCCCGTGTCCATATCTTCTTCCAACACCTTTGCGATGTTGCACATCTCCCTCACGTACTGATCAATTTCTGTGTTTCTACGAGGTAGTTCCAATCTCCCCGGTTCAGTAACAAGATCATGGGACATATCGCAGATCTCTGTGCGGTTGCATTTAATAACCCGTTCTTTCTCATCCCACGCCGTCATACCAGTTCTGGTTTCTACGTAGTCACACCCAAAAATCGAGTATGGTTCAGAAGTTTGGAAGTCCCTCACCTTTCTTGTCTCGGGTTTCAGATCTATTACAGAACTCCTAACTCCATACCTTTTACCGAGATCGTGTAGGTCTGTAAAAGAAGATACTCGACCTATGTAGATTATCTTAACATTTCTTCTACTGGTTCTGTATCCAATCGTAACGTGGAGTTCCCTCCCAACATCAACACCCATACCACAAGGACCATCGTGCTTCATTAACATTGGATCCTTACCACAACAAGCGTAGACTTCAGCAGAGGTCAATCTATTTTCTGCTGGTATGTAGGCTCGACCCAACTTGGAGTTCATTACTTCTGAGAGATCCCCATTGGGTGGGTCTTCGTATAGATCGAGAATGTACCCAGGTTTAACGTACAATGAATTCAGTTGTGAAATCCACCAACCTACCTTTTCTCTTCCAGGATACTGTGGAACCCATTGTCCGTTGTGTGGAAATATCTCTTCCTGACAATGAACACATCCACGATACGCTTCTCCATCGGGTCTTCGCATTATACAGGTTGGAAATTCCAGTTCAAGACAAGTAAACTTGTTGCACTTCTCACACCGAATCATCCATACTCGTTGATCCGATTCCTGATACATCTTATCAATTCCATAGTCTGGAATAGTAGGTGTACCAAGGGAGATAATTTCTTGAACATCCGAATGGGATACACGTTCCCTCGCCAACTCTACCATCGAATCGTCCATCTCATCTCGTTCGTCGAAGACCACACGATCTACTGGAATTGATTTCAATTGAGATGAACTCTTCTTGGCTCCTGAAATATTCTTTGTGATACGAGCACCACGAAGATAAAGAAACGCACGACCTATCTGTTTAATGTTTGTTGCATCTGTGTTTTGAACATGGTTGGAAATACAACCGTTGCCAGCAATCAGAGGATCAAACCGTGCCTTCGAGAAATCCTTGACATCATCTCGTGTTGGGAATAGATATACAGCTCCCTGCGGATAATGCTGGTAGATCATACCATGTAAGGTTCGAAGAACCAATGCCTCCGTATTATGAGTTAATAATAAAGAATTACCAACAACAAATAGACTATCTGGACTATCAACTTCAATGCATTTAACAGGAATTGATTTAACTGGTGTTACAGATTTCAAATATCTCAATTTTATTTCTTGTTCTCTTTTAACTTTACGTTGTCTACTGTATTTTCTTTCAAAATTACAAACGCGAATATCTGAGGGATGAAATCGAACAACCCAAATTTTAGTATCTGTCTTTTCTTTAGAACCCCATCTATTAGAAAAGCATTTGAATTTTTTTCTTGCTTTAAACCCGAGAGATCTGATAAGCCATAAAACATCATCTATTAGAATTTCATTTGTATTATAGAATTCACAAATACCACGTTTATCTATAGTTCCATCTGTGTCTATTAGTCCTCGTAGGAGTTCAAATCTCTGTTCTACAGAACTCATCTTATAAATTGATGGTATATATTTATTTCCGATGAGATTGTTTTCTCTCAAAGTTTTGTACAGTCCATCTACATAAATATACCTATTGTTTTTAAACCCATCTCGTAAATCTGACTGAACTCTGCTATGAGGAAATAGTTTTATATAATTATGAAGATCATTAACATGACAAGTAAAATTAGCAGAATAACTGTTTCCGTCTCCTAACCATAAACCCAGTATATATGGATCTATTGGTAAGTTCTGTTTTTGAAATTCTAAAGGAGAACCAACAGAAATGGCGTATCGACATCTTCCTCTATAATGTATTTTATTAAGAATATCTTTTAGTTTATACACTCTCCAAAATTTATTCTTTGTATTGTAAACTTTCCAACGATGTTCATCATCACAAATAATTTTGGATCCATCATCAAACTCTAACTCGTAACAATTATGGTCTGTGTAGGTTTCAAAAATATTTTTAATAGAATACTTTTTTCCATCGGATCCAAAAATATAATCAGATGGTAAAATATACTTTAATTTAATTATACCTCTATCAGTAGGAAGTTCTTCTTCCTCATTGATGCAACATCCTGTCTGAGCGCCTTTAATAAAACATTGTTCCTTTGCAGTTTCCTGTAACCAAGCCAGTTGATATTCATGTCCCTTCAATCTCCAGGGGCCATGAGACAGCGTTATATTGTTCTGAGTAAGCCATGTGAAACAATCTAACGCTGAAGTCAATTCTAAAATCTGACGTTCAGTAACTCCCATAGATCCCCCTAATCTTTGAAGAACGCTCCCCGTCCAAATATCGAAACCATTTCGTAATAATTAATTGCCCTTTCATAACGAAGAGATGTAAGCCAATTGGTGGGTTCACTCTGAATCATTATGTAGAGATTGTGCAACAATCTACAATCAGCTTCCATCTTTTCCTGTAAGGTGCGACCCACCTCATAATCATGATCGTGGATCTGTCAAGCCACCTTAACAGAAAGACCGTAGAAAGTATCTGGAACAACCTTGTCCCCAAATTTACCTGGGCCTCACCCCTCGTACTGTTTTGAGATGTATTCATCACTCAACTTCCAAAATGTGGGATGAGCGACGAGACCGTGTTTGTTTTCCATAGCTACGACTTCTGCCACAGAATGGCGATGCTAAAATAAAGAGCCGCTGCGCTTTCTACAATAGTCTGCAAGTCTTCCACTGTGAGATCAAGAGTAACCCCAAATCGAAGAGCAACGATGCTGGCAATACCAAGCAATCCCTTAATAGTAGAAGGCTGTTTCAACTTATTCAAAACAATTTCAAACTTAGTTTCTGCCATCATACACCTCACGCATTGGGCAATTTATCGGGAGTCTTCGATTCAAACCTGAGTTTAGCAGCAACAAAAGCAGCATCAATCTCCGCCTCAGTCTGCCCCAAGGCTCTCGCCATTTCAATCCATGCCTGCATGCCCTGGATAATAATTGAAGTACCTGCGGTAATTCCTGCAACAACAATCGCGTCAGCAGCCATATTATTTCACCATCCCTTTCATAAGAATAGCCTGCATCTGATAGATGAGGGTTAAAATTGCCTGCTCCTGTTCAGGAGATGGAGTCCCACCAATTACAGCAATCTGACTATAGGTAGTAACGATAGGATACGCAACTTCCATCATCTGTTTGTAAGCTTGAAAATATTCCTTCGTAGCTCCAGTAATAGGTTGAGGTGTTGCAGCGAACTGAGCCAGATAGTTATCGTAGGCATTGGAATACAAGTTCATTGCAAACGTAGCCCTTTGCTTAACTGTCATCTTATCCGGCGTTAGGATCTGTTGCTGACACATTGCGCCTATGCACACAAAACCCAAAAGCAAAACTGCAAGAACATATTTAGCTGTTTTCATAATCTCTCCTTACTTTCCAAAAATTTTACGTTCATATTCAGTCTGCCCAGCATTCTTGAAATCTTCGTCCAACGAATCCAGAACATTTTTACGAAGTACCATCTTCTCAGCAACACCCTTCGCTCGAAGATCGTTCTCCTGTTTCTTGGCAGACTGGTTGTAATTTTTAATTGCCTCTTCAGCATCTTCTTTCTGTTTATATTTATCCATAATCTCCTACTTTTCGAGAACTTCATACCAAATAAAGTCCACCCAGAGTTTATTATTATCCGCATCTGATGTAAACTTTAAAATATAATCCTCGTTCTTCTTTAGTACGAACTCAAGTCGAGAACCGACGGATCCTCCAGAAGTTTCTACTGGAATACCAGTGGTGCCGACACGAGCGATAAATATTCGCGTACCATCTGAGGTAGTGGTAGAATCATATTTAACAAGAAGAGTAGCATCCGGTACTGAATCACCATGCCTATACATATTGTACGCTGTCATAGCACTACCAGCAGCATTTATAGTAGGATTCTCATAAAACTCCACTGTACCAGCAGCGTTACCAAAAACCTGAAATGTAAAATGAACCTGAATATCCGTATTCGGAGTTGTGAATCTATAATATTTTGGCCCGGCAATATCAACATCAGAATCATAATCAGAAACTATAAAAGATCTCTGTTTGTGAATATTGTGGTGTGGGAAATCCACAACTACTTGCCCATCATTTATTCGTCCCATATACTACTCCTTTTAAAAGAATTCCCAAAACCAATCCTGTAGGCGTTTAACAAAAGTTGGCGGCGTATATCCAGGAGCCGTTTCAAGCAGGCCGTAGGAAGCAAATAACGAGGCTCGCTTTGCCGCTGTAGAGGCGTTAAAAAAACTGTACCCAACCCAAGCTAGGTAGTTCATTTTACTGCCTCCTGAATTTATAATAGATAGAAAATATCGCTTTTGATACCCCACCCACCAAAGCCGCAACCGACATTAACCCCCATGAGCAATAGAAAGCAGCCCGTTGATTAGCGTTAGCGCCCCCGTAAAACCAGTAGCCGCAAAATGGCTTATAGTTCATGCCTCGGCTTCCTTCTTTTTAAACATACGGGCGAAGAAACCAGGTTTGGCGTTGGCCTTGGCCGCGTCGGCCTCCCATTGGGATTTCATCTTGGCAACCAGATCCCCCAGCGCGGCGGCCTTGTCGGATAGCTCCTTCGTGCGAATGTCTTTCGCCGTTTTGAGCAAATACTGGTCAAGGTCGTTTCCGGTGCTGATCGGGCCGCCTTCCCAATGCTCACCGGACTTTGGCTGATCACCGGGCATATAAACTACTTCCGCTCCGGTGTTCCACTTGCAGGGAATACAGCCACGCTCCAAGTCAAAATAGACCTTGAGAATCGCATGGTCGATCTGGTCTTGG